GCATTAGATAAATATGGGGCATCTATTAAAAAGCACGGGGATTCCGCTAATGCTCATAAATTAATATTAAAAATAGCTCAGTTATCCGCAGGAAGAGGAAAAGCACAAGTTGTAGGTTTAAAAGGTTTATTGAATAAAACTATGTATCAAGCAAGTGCGGGTATAGTAGGACTTATTCCGAATAAAAGTAAGGATGGTTTTTCGTTTGATACTAATGCTATAGGGTCAGGAAGAGAAGCTACTGAAGTAAGAAGAGCGGCACTAGATACATTAGCAGCTAAAATGGCATCTGTTATTTTAGGAGAGTCTGGAAAGACTATTTCGGATCGAGACAGACAATTAGTCAGAGACATGTTAGGTGATATAAGAAATTTAGGTGGTGCTTTTGTGTCAGAAGCCGCTATTAAAACAAGATTAGAGCAGCTAGAGAAACAAGTGTTATCCGAAATGAGTACAGCCGACGCTGAGATAAATGCTTTTGAAGATACATATAGTGAAGCAGTTATAAAAGGCACTCGTGGAATAGAGCAAATAGGTGGTAAAGTATTTCCATCAGAAGGTGGATCACAAGAAGCTCTTGATATTCTTAATAGTAACGCTGATCCATATTTTAGTGGTTATCCAACGATGCGTTTTAACGAGGGCGGCTCAACAAACAAATATGAAAATATGTCTACGCACGAAAAATTAATGCGAATGGCATCGGAGATGTATGGATAACAGTTTGAAAAATATTATTTGGTTCGGTTTGATTTTAATAGCCGCAGGTGCAACCTACGGAATGATGTCAACACGACTACAAGCAGTTGAGTCAAAACAAATGCAACTAGAAAAAATAATATTATCAGACATCCCAGAAATAAAAGAACGAGT